AGTCCATCAGCGAGCGCGAGAGGCGGTCGATTTTGTAAACGACGACCACGTCGACCAAGCCGTCCTCAATATCGGCAAGCAGTTGTTGCAGGGCAGGGCGCTCGAGGGTGCCCCCCGAGATGCCGCCGTCGTCGTATTGCTCGCGCACCAGCGCCCAGCCTTCGGATTTCTGACTTGCGATATAGGCTTCGCAGGCCTCGCGTTGGGCATGCAGACTGTTGAACTCCTGATCGAGGCCTTCCTCACTCGATTTCCGTGTATAGATGGCACAGCGCAGACGGCGGGCGGGTTTTGTGGAGACGTCCGTCATGCCTCACCTCGCTTGCGTTCGCGAAGACCGAAGAAGCGATAGCCATTCCAGCGCGTGCCGGTGATGGAACGCGCCACCGCGGACAGCGACTTGTAGCGTTTGCCGTCCCATTCGAAACCGTCCTTCAGGACGGTCACCGTGTGGGCGACACCGTCCCATTCCCGGATGAGCTTGGTGCCCACGACCGGATTCCGGGGATCCGCAATCCGCGCCTTCCGCGTCAGCGTGCCCTCGACCTCGTCAGCCAGCAGGTCCAGGAGCCGTCGCGTCTGCTTGTCTGGGCCGCCGTAGGTCAGTTCCTGGATGCGGTAAGCGAGACGATTTTCGAGGAAGGTCCGGCTGTTGTTTGGCGCCGGAGCATCGAACAGCGTTTGCCATTCGGCCTTCAATTCTTTGACAGACATGGCCTTCAAGGCGGCCAGACGTGCCAGGATGGGTTCATGTGTGGTCATGCAGACCTCCTATGAGTTGGAGCCGCAGTACCGCTCTGTTTGCGCGGCAAGTGTAGCGAACGGTCTCCAATATTCTGGGATAGATGGTCGCGATCACGGCTCACGAGGCGCATCACGGCTGTGGCCAACAGGCCATACAGCTCGGTGCGGCGCTCATGCGCGCTCATCATGTCAGCGGGCAGGGGGTTGGGGCGTTTCAACTTGGTCTCCTTCAGACGGCGCTTTCTGAAAGGGAAAAGCCAACTTGGATGCCCGATTGGGACAGCTGCCGTCAGAAGAATCTGCTGCCGCGAACTTGAGCCCGACATTCCGGCCAAAAGGGGGGGGTATGGGTCATTTTTGACCAGGTGGCTTTTTTGCTTGTTATGCGCCTTCCCGTTCTCCTGCGTTATTGAGGTCTTAATCAGGAGACGCTGGCGGCTAGGGGCAAGAGGAATATATGTCTTTTCCCCGTAGACAAATATGTCTGTTTTGAGAAGCTTGCATCACGTTGTGGCCAGCTGCATCTCTTGTGCAAGGAGAACATAAATGACCGAACAGAATCAATCAGAAACGACCACACAGCCCAAGAAGCAGCGTCGCTCTCCCAATGCGGACAAGTGGGGTGTGAAGGTGATGGAACAAGGTTTTTGCATGATCCCTTCGTTGCTGCTGCGCGCGCAACAAAGGCTGCATCTGAGCCCGTCTCAGCTCGCGGTGCTCCTTCAGATTATCGACCATTGGTGGGATGCCGCGCGCAAGCCGTATCCGAGCAAGAAGGAACTGTCCTCTCGCCTGGGCATCAGCGAACGTCAGGTGCAACGTTACATCACAGAGCTTGAACAGGAGGGGCTCCTGCGTCGGGAGGAACGCTACGGCGAGCACGGCGGGCGGCAAACCAACATGTACGACCTGCAAGGCCTTGTCGAGAAATTGGCGGAGATAGAACCCGAGTTCCGCGAGGCGCGCGAGCAAGCTCGAAAGAGCAGGAAGGCTGCAGGCTCGCTCGGCTGGCGCCCCAAAAAGAAGGCCAGGTCTGACAAGGACAGCCCCAGCTAAGACCGACTGACCCAAACAATCCCAAGACCTCACCACGAAGCAGCCGGATGCGCTGCTTCGAACGATCCCGCACGTCCAGATTTTGAAGGCCACGAGGAAAGGCGCCGCATGACCAAGCACATCAAACATTTCACTCATCTGTCACGCCGTGTTTGCAACACCGAACGCGGCCCCATGAACGGCGAATTTACACAGGACTGGCGGTGCCAAGACTGTGGGAGGCTCCTTGGCAAGACCAATGGGGTTCAGATGCAAATTCGCCGAAAGTCATTCGACTATGTCGTCGGGTTTCCGGTGTTTGCTATCTGTCCCGGCTGCGGGTCGCTGAACGTGACGAACACGAAACAGGCGCGCTGACGCGCCTATCTTACCAACTCCCCCCGAAACCGTAGAGACGCGCGACGTCCTGACTTGGCCATGAGAAGGCGCTGGACGCCTGGCCGCAAGGCAGGCGTCCAATGTGTCTCGCATGGCACGAGATCCGTGATCAACTCACGGCTTCATCTACAACGTTCAAATTTCAGCGCGACTTCGACACCATCCAGCGGTCACAGGTCGCGCTGACAACTTACAATGATCCCGCGGCTGTTCTTGATGCGCTGCACCGCAAGAGCGCAGACCCGGACAAAAAGAACCGTGTCCTATCCGCGTTGGTCATGGCGGCCCAAGGGGATGACCCCGCCGCCGACACGGCACTGACGCTCCTGTTACTGGCGCTCTGGCCAGGGCTTGACGCGATCAGGCGGCGGTCGATTTCGCGTAAGCTGGGCACAATCGACGAAATCGCCTCCGATCTCCTCGCGCGGAGTGTTGAAGCTCTGCGCAGCCTTGATCTGTGCCGCGTCAGCTGGATTGCAGCCACCGTGCTGCGCAACATCGAGCGCGACATGATCCGGGCAAGGCAGCGTGATCATGTACTGCAGACCAGTGTCGATATCGACGCCCTGTCCAACATCCCGGCCGATAACCCTGCGCCGGATACGGCGATGCAGTGTCGATGTGACCTTTTCCGCCTTGTCGGCGAGGACGCCGGGTTGGTCCGAGCTGTCGTGCTGCATGGGTTTTCGCAGGTCGAAGTCGCAGCGGTGCTGGGGATTTCGCCTGACGCTGCGCGCAAGCGCTACCAGCGTGCGCTGCGCCGACTGCGCAAGGTTTTTGAAAATAATTTTGACGGTGCTGTCCCATAAGGCCCGGCTGATTGGCTTTTGGTTTTTGTATGGCCCGCTTCTGGGCCTCGCACAGGAGGCACACAAGGAATGCATGAGATTGATCAAGACAGCGATATGGTCCGGATCCCCGGTCTGTATCGTCATTGGGAATTGCCGCAGATCCTGCGGATGCACGAGGCGTTTCGGATCGAGGCTGCGGGCGCGCACGAAGATGGCACACCGCTGCTGGCGGTATTTTCCAGCGGTGACGGGCTTGACCTGCAGGCTGTCGCACACCTCTGGAGCAAGGCTCCCGACACCACCGCCGCGATGGGCGCAGCGCGCCCGTTCACGGCAGCGTGACGGGAGGGCCTTGCCATGCAGCAGCGCAAGACGGCCACCACCGCCATCCACCAGTGGACGCCGATCTCGGAAATCCATTTCTGCGCCTGGGTGGCGCAGGCCATACCAGGCGACCGTCTGGACTATCACCGCGGCTATCTCGCGGTGGATGCCGACAAGGTCACGTCAGATTTGGACCCGAATGCCCGTGCTGAGCTGGCGTGTCTACGCGACCGTGCCTTCTGGAGCGAAACGGCGGGCCTCGTTCACCTCGTCCAGCAACGGCTGGGGCTAGACCGCTTTGCCTATCTGGCCATCGCCCGACCCAAGACATCCCGCACCGAAAGAGCCGTCGCGCAGCTAGCGGAAGCTGCCTGACCCATACCCCCCAGAAAGGAGACCCAATGACCTATCCTCAAAACACCCCGAGCGCGGATGACATGCTCAAGATGCCGATGGGCGAGTTGGCGCAGATGCCGGTCGCGTTGCTGGCCGCCCTTCAAGGCGAACTTGACCATGCCGGCAAGCAGCTGAAGGCCGCCACCGCGCGCTTCAACACAGCCCTTGAGGTCCGCTACGCCACGCGCGCCGCTGAAGCCCGCCGGGCCTGTGGCAAGGACACCGGTACCGTCCGCCTCGTTGATGGCGAATACACCGTCGTGGCCGATCTGCCCAAGCGCATCGAGTGGGATCAGGAGAAGCTGGCGCAGATTGCCCGGAGCATCTCCGACAGCGGCGACGACCCGGCCGAATTCATCGACACCAAGCTGACCGTCTCGGAGCGCAAATACACCGCGCTGCCGGAGGCCTGGCGCAAGGGGTTCGAGCCCGCGCGAACGGTCGGCTCCGGTAAGGCCAGCTTCAAACTCGAGCCGGTCAAAGCACCCTGAATACGGCGGTGGGGACGCCCTGACCGAAAGGCAGGGCAGGCTCCCCTTCGGCGCCCGGTCACCCCCTGCCGTCGTTGATTTTTCACCCAACCAAAGGAGCGCGCCATGGCATTGCGCATCATCACCGCTGACGAACGATTGTCGGCATCCGAAAACAAGACTTCGCTGGCGGTATTCGGCCCGCCGGGCGTGGGGAAAACCACGCTGATCAAGACGCTGCCCGCAGACAAGGCGGTGTGTTTCGATCTCGAGGCTGGCATGAAATCCGTTCAGGACTGGCGCGGCCCCAGCATCCCGATCCGCAGCTTTCCAGATTTCCGGGATCTTGTGATCCTGATCGGAGGCCCGGATCCAGCGCAGCACCCAGGCAGTTATTATGGTCTGGAATACCACGCCCATGTGAAGCGCGAATATGCCGAAAGCGGGCTGGAAGCCTTTCTCAAAGACCGCTCGATCATTTTCGTCGATAGCATCACCGATCTGACACGTCAGGCGATGGCCTATGCCAAACAGCAGCCGGAGGCGTTTTCGGACCGCACGGGCAAGCCGGATGTGCGCGGTGCTTACGGTCTTTTGGGCCGCGAGGTGATTCAGGCGCTCAAGCACCTGCAGCATGCGCGCGGCAAGACCGTCATATTTGTCGGCGTCCTGGAAAAAGTCACCGATGAGTACGGAGCGTCGTCCTGGGTGCCGCAAATGGAAGGCACCAAAGCGGGCCGTGAATTACCGGGCATCGTCGATCAGGTCATCTCCATGCAGCTTTTTGGCAAGGATGTGGACGACGCATGGACGCTCGATGTGACACCCACGGATCGTCGCCTTGTGTGCAAATCCGGCAATCCTTGGGGCCTTCCGGCCAAGGATCGCTCGGGCCGCCTCGACATGACCGAGCCGCCGGACCTCGCAGCGCTGCTGGCCAAGATTGACGGCCGCTCGGCATCGACCCCTCCCACTTCATCCCCAGCCTGAACAGAAAAGGACATATACCATGAGTTTTGATTTGAACGACGCCGGCCCACAAATGGCCCCGATGGGCGAGCTGATCCCCGATGGCACCTTTGCCAAGGTGATGATGAAACTCCGCCCCGGTGGAGCACATGGCGCCAGTGAAATGGATGCGGGGCTGCTGAAAGCCTCGCCGCACAGCGATGCGAAGATGCTCGACTGTGAATTTACCGTGACCGAGGGCCCCTATGCCCGGCGCAAGTTCTGGCAGAACTTCACAGTTGCGGGCGGCAAGCTCGACGAAAAGGGCCAATCGAAGGGCTGGAACATCTCGAAAAGCACGTTCCGGGCGATGATCGACAGTGCACTTGGCCTCAAATCTGATGATTTGAGCGAGTCGGCTCGTTCCAAGCGCGTGATCGCCGGGCTCAAGCAGCTTGATGGCATCACATTTGCTGCGCGGATCATGGTTGAGGCCCCGGATAACCCGAATTACCGCGACAGCAACAAGATCGCGAACGTGGTGCTGCCAAATGAGCCGGCCTACGCCGCGATCATGCGGGGGGAAATCGTCTCTCCTGAGCCGGTCAATGCGCCGCCGCGTAAATCATCGGCGGCGGTGCCAGCAGCCTGGAACGCGCAAGCGCCTGCCCAGACGGGCTGGTCCAACGCGCCACAGCAGGCCCCGGCCGCGCAAGCGCAGCCTGGCGCGCCCACATCGGCGGCAATACCCGGTGGCGCTCCGGCCTGGTTGAACAGCTGAGCCCATGACCCCGGATGAATGGCAGGCGCATGTCACGCGCGAAGCGGCAAAGGATATCGGTAAATGGCTCGAGGCCCGCGGAAGACTGGACCGGCCCATCGCAAGCCTGCGGCTCACGGATCTCGACGCCATGGCCTCGGTGGCCATCAGCCGTTTCGTCGTTCTGGCCTCCGTCAAGATACGGGAGAAACCGGCGGCGCATCCGGAGCTCGAAAACTTGCTGATGGGGTGAGCGGCGTCACGGAAACTCTCCGAGGGAGTGTTTCAGCCGCGAACGTGTGGAGCCCAGACGTCTGCGCGCTTTGCAGCCGAGAAGCCCGGGGCTTCGGTTTCTGCCTGCGCCTTAAGTGGTCGCAGTTCCCGTTCCACAAATTCTGTTCGCGCCAGTGCCAGGACATCGGCGCGGACCTCGCCAAGAGGAGACAAGGAATGATCGATAAAACTGCCCGCGAGGCACAGGCCATCCGCGATGCCCGCAAGGATTTTGCGGAAGCATTGACGGCGCTTGGTCTGATGGCCCCGTTTTTTGACCGCACCGCGGCCGAGATTGACCAGCTGATTGAGGCAGCGGTCACCGGCTACATCGACAGCATGCAGACCCAAGGCGCACAGCCGGAACGCGATGGTCGCCTGCCTGAAGACCCTATTCCATTTTGAGGTATTCCCCATGATTGATCTGAACCATGGGTCTGGCGCGCACTACACGACCTCGCGCCCGATGCCCGACATCACCACGGCTCTCAGCGATGTGATCGATATCGGCCTTGGCGCCCGACAGCGCAGCGAGCGTCCGCGTCGCTATGTCAGCTCTTCTGGTCTTGGCCGCGCCTGCCTTCGGCAGATTCAATATGATTATCTGGCCGTGCCGAAAGACGAAGGTCAGGACTTTGCGCCCAAAACCCTCCGTATTTTTGAGGCGGGCCATCGCGGCGAGGATATGGTGGCCAGCTGGATGCGCCTTGCGGGGTTTGATCTGCGCACCGAGCGTGACGATGGACGACAGTTTGGCTTCACGGCCTTGGGCGGGAGATTCAAGGGCCATATTGACGGCTGTATCGTCAGCGGCCCGGTCGCGATGTCCTATCCCGCACTTTGGGAAACAAAGGCGCTTGGGGCGTCGAGTTGGAAGGACACGGTCAAACGCGGGGTTGTCGTTTCAAAGCCTGTCTACGCGGCGCAGATCGCGCTCTACCAGGCCTATCTGGACCTGCCCAATCCGGCGCTCTTCACCGCGCTCAATCGCGACACGATGGAAATCTACGCGGAACTGGTGCCGTTCGATGCAGTGCTTGCCCAGCAGATGAGCGATCGCGCTGTCGCTGTGGTACAGGCATCGGATGCACAAGAAGTGCTGCCGCGCGAGGCGGCTGAGCCGACCTCAGTGGTCTGCAAAGGGGGCATGGCCGCGGGCCATTGGCATCCACCCTGTGCCTGGGCGCAGCGGTGCTGGAGGGCAAAGTCATGATCCCCTATGGCTATGAGTTCAAACGGTTGGCATCGCAACTGCGCCTCAAATCCACCTATGGCTTCTTCCTGGAGGGTCTTGAGGCAGCACCGGTTTATTATTTCGCTGATCAGGCTGCATTTGACAGTGATGAGCTTGAGGCTCTCGGTCGGCTGATTATGGCTGAGGATTTGAAGCTGCCACACCCGGAGGTCATCTTCGAGGTCAAGGATCGCCACCCCGAGCGTGAGTCCTTGCTGGTTTATGTGCGTCAGTTTGAGGGCCGTGTCGAAGCCGCGCTGTTTTCTCGTTGGAAAAAACGCCTGCGCTGGACCGATTGTCTCGCCCACGCCGTTTTTGCCAAGCCGGGTTGGGCTGATGTCTCGGTACACCCCGGGATCAAGCAGGATCAGGCCAAACTGTATATGGAGGCCGTTTCCGGTATGGTGTGGCGGTCGTTAAGCATCTTGGCCTTCGCGGGTGATGACAAGCCGCGCAAGGTGATGCCAGCGCTACGCCGCCCGTACGCCAAGGCAGGTGTGCGCGGATGGACATGGCACCAGATCACGATCGACCTCGCACGTGCCCGGGCCAAAACCCAGGACCTCAGCGGCACCCATGCCAGCCCGCGATGGCATATCCGCCGTGGCCACTGGCGTCAGCTTGCAGACGGCCGTCGTGTTTTTGTGCGCCAATGCCAGGTTGGTGATCCCGCCCAAGGAGGCGTGGTCAAGGATTACATCGTAAAAGGATCAGCCGCATGAACAGTTTCACGCCCTCCGAAAGTCAGGCGGCAGCCATCCGCGCGATCAAGACCTGGTTTGAAACCCGAACACACCAGCAGCAGGTGTTCCGGCTTTTTGGCTACGCTGGAAGCGGGAAATCCACCGTGCTGAAGTTTGCACTTGATGAACTGGGCCTTTCGCCCCACCGGAGCGCCCGCGAAGGCACCTGCGTGCCGGGTGTCGTCACCGCCACATTCACTGGCAAGGCCGCGCTGGTCTTGAGCCGAAAAGGCACGCCCGCGCGCACCATCCACAGCCTGATTTATTCTGTGTCAGAGGCCACAGAAGAGGAAATCGCAGCAGCAGCGCAGAAAGTGCGCGAGGCAGAAACCAGCGTCAGATCCTTGTCAGGGTTTGATCGGACAGCGGCGGAAGCTGGAATTGAGGCGATGCGCCAGGCGCTATCGGCGATGAAAAAACCCCGCTTTGCGTTGAATGCGCAAAGCGATGCCGCCGACGCCAGGCTGATCGTGCTCGACGAGGTGTCCATGGTGGGCGAGGAGATGGCGCGCGACCTGATGAGTTTCAAAAAACCCATCCTTGTGCTGGGTGATCCCGGTCAGCTTCCCCCGATCAAGGGAGACGGGGCCTTCACCAATGTCGATCCGGATGTGATGCTGACCGAGATCCACCGACAGGCATCCGAGAGCGCCATCATCCGCTTGGCCACAATGGCGCGCGAGGGCCAGCCGATTGGCTTCGGCAGCTATGACGAACATGTCGCCAAGATGCACAAGGCCGATATAACGCCGGATCAGGCGCTACGGGGCGGACAGCTGATTTGTGGCATGAACGCGACGCGGCTGCAGTTGAACAATGCCATGCGCGGGGCGGCCGGTCTGGCCGGTGGCGTCCTGCCAGCAGGCGCCACCGAGAAAATCATCTGCCTGAAGAACCAGAATGACCTTGGGTTGATCAATGGCATGTTCCTGACGCTCGAAGACATCGTGGACGAGGGCAGCCTCTACTTCTCGGCCGTGGTGACCAATGAGGAGGGCCGCCGGGTGGGGACGCCTGACCCGAATGGCAAACCTGGCCGTCTGCGGATCTACAAGGGACATTTCGAGGACCATGTAAATTTTGATCGCACGCGCCATGATCGGGATTGGAAGGAGAAAAAGCATCTGATCGAGGCGACATTTGGCTGGGCGATCACCGCGCACAAGGCGCAAGGCTCGCAGTGGGAGAATGTGATCGTCTGGGACGATGGGCTTGGTCGCAGCGAGCTTGACCGCCGCCGATGGCTCTACACCGCGATCACCCGCGCGGAGCGCGGCCTTGTGCTCCTTGCATGAGGTATGGCACGTGATCGATCTCAACGATGTCTTTGCCCCCGCCGCCCGACATGATCTGAACGCCATCAAGGCGCGGCTGGCAGCTACAGCCCGCGATTGGCTGCCCGCGCTGTTCCCGGAGGCACAGCTGACCCATGACAAACGAGCGATGCGGTGCGCCGACCTTTCCGGGCGCCGTTCTCGCGGTGAGGGCTCCTGTGTCATCCATCTCGATGGGCCTTACGCAGGCTGGGGTTTCGATTTTGCCACGGGCGAACGCGCGGGGCCTATCGACATGATCTACCACGCCACGGGGATGAGCGAAGGGCGCCTCTTTGATGAGGCGGCCCGGCTTGCCCGCCTCGAACGTGACCTGCCAGCACGACCGCCTGCGCCAGCGCGCCCCGATCACAGCCTCGAAATCCGCCGCATTCTTAACGGGTGCGGACCCTTGGTGGGCAGTCTTGCTGACACATATCTGACGTCGCGGGGGCTCAGGGATCCGAACGCGTCGGACCTCCTTTTTCACCCTGATCTCACGGATTACGACAGTCGCCGTGGTTGGCCGGGCATGGTCGCAATCCCGCGTCTGGCAACTGGCGATCCGGTCGGCGGGATCCATCGTACCTTCCTGCTGGACGATGGACGCGGCAAGGCTCCGGCGGGCAAGAAGATGCTGGGCACGATCGCGGAGGCGGCGGTGCGGCTTTTTCCGCTGTCCAAAGACGGCCATCTAGGCGTGGCGGAGGGGATCGAGACGGCGCTCGCGGCGCGCGCGATATTCGGAACACCCGTATGGGCGGCTTTGTCGGCTGATGGCATGGCAAGGTTCAAATGGCCTGAGGGTACGCACCGCGTCACGATCTTTGCCGATGCCGGCGAAGCGGGGCGTCAGG